AAGGCCAGCCAAGTCAACTTGGTTGTACATGACGTTAGCGGTTGATTTGAACGCACCAAGCAACGTGCGGAAGTTGTCCCAACCGCAGAAGATCACGAGATCAGTCTTAGTCAAGATGGCCTGTGGAATTTGGTTGTAAATGCCGTCGAAGATGGCGATTGCATTGCCTGTGGTGATACCAACGGAAGCAGAAACCGCTCCGGTGTTACCGCTGATAGTTGAACCTGAAGCAGCGTTCAACAACTGGTTGACACCGCTGAAATAAGTGTTGCCCTTCCAGATTGCGTTCTCCAAAGCCTCTGCGATACGGAGAGCCTTCTGCTCGGAGAAAGCCTGCTCGAAAGGAACACTGTCGTAGGTAGAGCCAGCAGTCAACTGGGTCTGCATCCAGTATTGTTCCAAGGAACGAGGACACAAGGTTTCTTGAACCTTCATACGGCCAACGGTGATGTTGCGTTGTGTGAACGCAGTCGTACCTGAACTTGCGTAACCGCAAACATCTCCGCCTTGCAGAACTGCATCGGTGTCCATGAGGTTGAGGGCAGCAGCGAACTTGATGCCCACCTGCTTGGTGAACAGGGCTGCTGAACGAGCGGAGAATACCGCTTTGGTGATGAGAGGAAGCCTCTCTTGGTCGGTGTAGGAGGTTAATCCTGTGAACGAATATGCCATTGTTAATGGGGGTTTAGGGGTTTAGTTTTTTTTGAGTGATTGGAGTGCTTGTGCGAGAGCGTTGAAGTTCTGCGAGGCCTGAGCCTTACGCTGCTCAACGATTGCGGAACCGCTGGCCTTGGGGGCTTCTGCTGGGAGTTCGGAAACCTTTTCGACGATGTCGGCCATGGTTTCAACCTGCGATGCGAATGCGGACATTTTCTCCTTCATCTTGCCCATTTCAGCGTATGCTGCTTTGAGTTCGTCCATGATGGCTCCGAGGTGCTTGGCGACGATGGCCTCGACAACTTCGGGGGTCATGGCAGGATAGGCTTCCTTGATTTCTTCGGTAACCTCAACGGCAACTTCGGGAGTGATTTCAGCAGCAACAGGCAACGGCTCGATGACCGGGGTTGCTACTTCGGCAGCGATGACCTCGACGATCTTGCCTCCTTCGGTCTTGATCGTGCCAACGCCTTCAACGACGTGCTCGCCATCGGGGGCAGGTAACGTGCCGTCTTCGGCAACGACATAAACGGCAGTCCCGGCAACGAGGTCGCCATCCACACGGACAACGGTTCCATCGGTCAACTTGTAGTCAGCGAAGGACTGTTTTTGAGTGCTGAATTTGCGGAGTTCAGTCCGCAGGGATTCGATTGCGTTTTTCAGGTTCATAGTTAGTGGGATTTGTAGGTGGGGGTTAATTGTTGCAAAAAAGCGGTTAATTCGTCAGCAAGGCCAGCGAGTGCGACCTCCAGTTCGGATTCGGTCTTGTCCATTCCAAAAAGCCCCTCAACGGAGAAACCCCGGAACAGGTTGCGGTTGTCCCACACCTCGTCGTTCTCAACCTTGAAGGAACCGAACCAAGAGCCGTCGGGTGTGTCCTCGTAGCCTTTGGGTGGCATGATGCCACGCTCAAAGTCGGTGATGTAACTCTCGAACATAAACACCCCATCCAGTTCGGCATTGTGGTAAGCATTGACGTTGTGCTGGTTGCCTTGCTTGAAGTACTTCTGCACGATTTTGCGGATGGTGGCTTTGTCGAATACGACGTAGTATTCCCCGTAGGTTTCGTCCTTGCGAAAGATGGGAGTGTCTGCAAGCATTAGCGGCCCGGTCAGCACTCTCCGTTCGCCTGTTTCGGAGAAGCGTTGTGGTGTCTTTGCGAAGGCTTGGAATGGCCGTTCAATCGCTGGCATATCGGTCAGGGCCACGAATTGGACCCCTTCATCCACCTCGTCCACGGTCATCCTGTAAATGGGTAGTTCCATGCAGGTAAATGTCCTATGCCCCCAAAGTTGCAAATTCCTCCAACCTCCGAACCCTGCGAGTGCTTTGGGTGATGTCCCTCTCGACCACATAGGCTCGCATTGGCGATGAGCCTTGACCTTGGCCTTGCCCGAATCCCGACAGGTCGGTAACGTTCGGGTTTGCGAAGATTGACGGGGCTGCTGCTGCACCCGGTGCGCCACCACCTGCTGCTCCTGCTGGAACACCACCGCTATCCCCTCCGCCTGTAATGGCTTTGGCTCCTTGGATGCCAGCAGCGGTAATCGCTGCGATGCGTAATCCTGCACGAATCTTTGAAAGCGTGTTGTAGGCCTTGAGTTGTGCGACCCCTGCTGCTCCTGCGGTTATAGCATTAGCAGGGTTGGCTGCTGCCATGACCGCATTCGCTGCCATCTCTTTTTGCAGGTTCACGATGACATTGGCAATAGCAAGGCCTTTCTCCAAGGCCAAGGCAGCAAGAGCAAGTCCCTTGCTTTCATTGCCAAAGGACTGCAAGATGCTTTGAACCGATTGCAATGAGTCTATGGTTACCTGTTGCTTGAAGTCGGCCAAGGCTTGCTCGTTGGCTTTCATGTCCTCGTTAAACTTCTTGCGACGCTCCATCTCGGTCTGCACCGCTTGGGCGTTCAAAGCGTCCTGCTTGGCGTTTTGGTCAGCGGTAATCTGCACCAAAGCATCAGCCGTTGTCTTGGCTTGCAGCACTTCGGTTTCAGCCATGATCGCCCTTGACCGAGCCTGCTCTTCCATCATTAACCTGCGAGCCTCTGCGGTCTTCCTGTCATCTTCTTCACGCTTCCTGTTGGCCTGAATCTGCGCCTCGGTATGGGCTTCGTATGCATCCCGGTAATTGGAGAGGGCTGCTTCTTCACGCATCAAAGCGTCCTCCCTCGCTTTCGCTGCGATGGCTGGGTCGGGTAAGTTTAGGAACCTGCGGACGGCTGCGGTGAGTTCGTCCCACTTGGCTATCAATAGCCCTACGGCTGCAATGGCTGCACCGATACCCGTAGCAAGCAGGGCGATTCGGAAAGCCTTCATAGCCCCGGTACTTGCCCCGACTGCTGTTGCGTAGAGGGCCTGTGCTGCTGCTTGGCCTTGGGTGATTAGGATGGAGTCCTTGTTGAGCAGGTTGGCTACCTGCTGCACTCCAGTAGCAAGAGCCATGGCCCCTTGGACCTTGAGTAAAGATTTCTGCAAGTCCTCGTTCTCGGAGCCGAACAATGCTGCTGCACCTTGGGCGATTTGGAACCCTGCCGTTATACCCTGCACCGCTGAAACAACGGTGTCGATCCTTACGGTATCGCTTGCAAGGGTCTTGATTCGCTGCGAGGTGTCCCCGATTTGGTCTTTGAGTTTCCCTGCCTCGGCCTCCATTTGCTTGAAAGCCTTCGTGCCTTCTTGCCCGGCCAAAGACATATCAATGAGCGTCTTTTGGAGTTCACGCAGACGCTGCTTCGCACTCGTCGTTCCTTGTGCGGTTGAGTCCTTGATTCCTACTTCGAGGACGATTTCTTTAGTAACTGCCATTATCCGGGGGTTGGTAATTCAGGGTTGATGGGTGGTTCGTAGTCGGGATCCGCTGGGTCGGGGTCGATAGGTCCGTTCGGTAATCCAGCAGGGTCGCTTGTTATTGGGACGCTCGTTATAGGCACAAACTCTGCGAGATTGAGAATCCTTCGGAGCGTTACCCGGCAAGGCTTTGCTTCGCCTACGGTATAGTCCCGAATCTCCAGCAAACGCCATCGAATGCCGTTGTAATAAATCGGCTTTCGGAAGTCGAGTTGGTAGATGTCCACGCAGTTCAAGACCATGGTCAACTCCAACTGCAAGGCTTCCTTGGAGGTCGTTTCGGTGATGTAGTTGAGCCAATACTTGTTGTAAAGGTTGTTGTTCGTGTAGGTGATTGGCGTACCGCTTGCGTTGACTGCGTTGTAGAAGACCTGCCTCGGAATACCAAAGGCAAGGTCCTCGGTGGGTGCATAGGGGTTGTCAATGTGGCTCACGAATGGAACGTTGGCGACGTATTCACCAGTTGCAAACGAACCGCTCACGCCTGTTTGATAGAACCAAGACGTTGTGCCTTGAGCAATGGAGTTGTACTGCGCTAATCGGTAGCCCGTGTTCAACTGCTTGACCGTACCGCTTGCCGTGCTGCCTTCCAAGTCCCAAGCCCTACCGATGACCTTGTCGGTTGTGAACGAACCCGGTATCAGCGTCCCGGCCATGGTTTCGCAGACGAACTCGGATTTGCCGTAGAAGTTTTGCGTCAAGAACTGACGGCCTCCGTACCCTTCCTTGGCGAGCGGATTGCTTGACTTGTAGGTCTTGGACAGGTAATCGCCCATGTCCTTGTACTTAAACACAAGCGACTTGTATTGGTTCGGGTCGCCATTGGTCAACAACTGCTCTTGGTTCTCGTCAACCTTCTGCGTCCAGTCAACCACACCGCTGGAGTAGAAGTCCTTGAACGGCTCAATGTATAGGAGTTTTGGATCCTGTGCATCGGGCATGAAGTAAAGGTTGAACATCTTTTGAAGGTCAACGAGCAGGTCGCTCTGCTTCACGTCAGCAGGCAGGGCGGTCCGCATATCAACGACCCCGATGCTTTGTGGGTTTTCAAGGCAAGTCCATAGAACGGTTGCCCCCGAAAGGATAGAGAATTGGGTCGTCAGCACCGATGTATCCTGCGTAATTACGAACCCAATATTTGCCGTCGTGTTGGCCGGTATGGTTACGTTTTGGAATCTAACCACAAACTGCCTTTGCGTCCTTGCACTTATGTTGGTGATGACCGCATTGTCAGTCGAATCCGTGAGATTGCGGATAGACATATTCGCAAAGAATCCTGCATTGACCGCAAAGGAACCGCTGACCGTTAGGGCCACTTCAACGTCCCAACGGGTTGGAACGGATGGAGCGACGAAAGTGCTGGAGGATGCGACCCAATAGCCTCCATTGTCAAAGTAAGGTGCAGGAGTGTCTTTGCTGAAAAGTATCGTTGTGTTAGCGTCCTCCATGAAGTTGACGCTTCCAGTTGACTGCGCAAAAATGTTCGACCCGGAAAGGGTAACGGGTATCGTCCCGGCAGAGTAGGGAATGACCAGTTTCTTGAATAAGGTCGAGTTGAAGAAGTTGGATGTGTACCGATAGCCTGCCTGTGCGAAAATCAGGTCCACCATCTTCTTGACGTAAATGGATGGCCCCATCTTCCAGTAAGGGATAGCAAACCACCCCTGCGTAATTACGTCCGTGGCTCCGTAGGAATCCACCAAGCCGTAAACGTAACCGCTTGCACCCGATGCGGTCCAAGTCGCAGAAACGTGGGCCGAGGTCAGCGTGTGATTCATCCCGGTAACGCCAGCCGTGTTGACGAGCAGGTTGTTTTGGATGTCTTGGAATAGGCTCACGTCCTCGCTGAACAGGCCGACCTCGTAAGTTACATCACCCTTGGTCTTGGACATAGAGAGCAACTGCATTGCACCGCTGAACACTTGGACCCCATCCTCCCACATGGCTGCACGAATCTTCTTGTTGGGTTGGAATCCACCAACGAAGGACTGCACGTTGTAGGCAAACTTGAACAGGCTTGCGTTGGTTGTCGTATTAGGCAACTCTATCGTCTTGGAGAACGACCCCCTACGCTTGGTGATGTCGTTTATGTCGTCAA